CGATCGCTCCGGGTGGTGGTGCCACCCCGACGCCGCCGATTTACTATCCTCCCGTGTTTCCCGCGCACCCCATCGCGCCGGGTGGAGGCGCTGAGCCGATGCGCCCCATCTAGTCCCCCCCCGTGGGTCCGGCGCATCCCATCGCGCCCGGCGGCCCGCCTCCTGGCATCTGGGGTGGGGCTCCGCTGCCGACGCCCACGCCCCCGATTTACGATCCACCGGTCTTCCCCGCTCATCCGATCGCCCCTGGCGGCCCGGTCTATCCGTCCCATCCGATCGTGATTCCGCCCTTGACCCCCGCGCACCCGATCGTGATTCCGCCGAGTGAGCCGGGCGTGCCGGCGCATCCGATTGTCGTGCCGCCGGGCCCTGACGGTGTGCCCGTGCCGCCGATCGCCCCGATCCCAGGACCGGGAGGCAAGTTCGTCGCCTACTGGACACCGTCGTACGGCTGGGTGCTGGTGCCGGCCGACGGACCGATCGATCCCAACGCGCCGGTGGTGACGCCGCACTAACGTGACCGGCTCGTGACGACCGCGCAGCTCGAGGCTCGACGTGCACGGAACCGGGCGTGGCATGATCGCCGCCGCGCCCGGTTGTGCTGCGCCACGCCGCACTGTCCGAATCGCGTGAGCCTCAACGTCGCGACCGGTGACTGGTTCTGGTACTGTTTCGCGTGCCGGGTGCAGAAAGGGAGCCGATGGGGCCGATGAGACACGTCGTCTACCTCGCACTCGTGCTCGTCACGGCCAGTTGCCACGATAACGATCCGGCGGCGCCTTCGCCCATTTCCGCGACCGTGCCGCCTCCACCGGTCGTGACGCCCGACCGGATCGAATACCGCGCGACCGGCGCCTGCGGTGGGGCCCCGGTTGAAGTCATGACCAGCGACGAGATCAACGGCACGACCATCTTGCCGGCGGTCGCGTTGCCGTACGTCGCGACGGTGTTCTCGACGCAGAGCGAGTTGTTCGTGCTCGTCTCAGCGTCGTGCAACGCCGTGGCAGCGCCGGGGCTTGTGCAAGTCGGTGTGTTCATCAACGGGGTGGTCTTTCGCGAGGCGTATGCACAAGGCGCCGGCGCGCTCGAGGCGACTGCGAGTGGGACGTGGCGACGGACGGGGTCATGATGGCTGTTCAGGTTTCGCGGGTTTTCGCAGGCGGCCTTTCGGCCAGCCGCCTTTTTTGCCGTTCTGGCGCGCCGCGGTGGTTTTCGCGTCCGACCGGACTCGACCGCCGAGCCGTCCCAGGGCGACCGCTGCAGGATGCTTCGTGGTCATTGACGCGCCTGGAGTTGCATGCGGATGTCGCCCAGCAGGCCGGTGATGTCCACGAGGAGGCGCTCCACGATCGACTGTCGGCGGCGCCAACTGCGCACCTTCTCGGCAATGGTCAGCACCGAGCGCACCACGCCCAGCAGACTGGCGAAGAGGGTTAGCGCTTGAACCACAGCATCAACCCGAGGATGAAGAGGGCAATGGAGAAGGCCAAGGTGTAATCACTTGCGAGAAACTTGCGCCACATGGGGGCGATCCTTTCGTGGGGATGGAGTGAGACGGGCCGCACAGGCCCGTCGTGATCCGGTGTGTGTCTGTGGGCGTTACTGCCCCATCCAGGCGGTGCGGGTGACGACGTGCGGGAACGTCCCGCTCACGTGGACTCCGCGTTCTCCGAGCATCCGCTCCAGGTCGGTTTCGGTCGCCCGGATGCGGGCGCGCTGTTTCTCGGTGCCGGTCTGTCCGTTCCACTTGCACCATTCACGCTTGAGTGTGTCCAGTCGGGTCATGGTCGGTGTCGCTCTCAAGAAATCGGCTCAGCTTGAGTGCTGCCCGATGAAGAGAGCATAGCAAAGCGCTTCGGTATTGTCAAGTGGAGACGACAGGAAAGATCGCTCCGGCGCAGAATGATCGCAAACCTGTGCAGTCCGATCGCCTGAGCGTCGGCAGTCTGTGGAGCGGGATCGGCGGGTTCGATCTCGGGTTCGAGTGGGCAGGGTCTCGGACCGATCCCGTACAGGGGAAAGGAAGCCGCGTATGGCGAGATGGATGGAGCCGACCGCAGATGAGGAGCGGCTGTATCGTGAGTGGGTCACGACGCGTCCGGCGGTGGTGCGCGCGATCGCGGAACGCGTTGACCCGTGGAGTGTGTACCGGCTGACAGCGACCGGGCCGCGGGTCCGAGTGGTGTCCATCGCCGAGAGCGGGACGGTCACTGTCGACGTGGACGGCACGCTGAATGCCGTGGCGTTCGCACGGCAGGTGTTTGGGATCGATCCACAGGACTTGGTGCCAGCCGACCTGCCTGCACCGGAGGAGCCCCTTGGTGAGGCGCTGTCACCGGCCCAGGTCGCCGAGTACCGGGACGAACTGCGGCTGGCGGTCCGGCCCGATCTGTGGGAACGCCTCGATGATGGGCGAATCGTGTGGCGCGATCCGCAGCGGTCAGGCCCGTCGTCCTGACGTCGTAGGCCCCGCACCGTCACCGGATTGTCGGGCGCGCTGAATCCATGGCGCTACAGTAGCGTGGAATAGTATGCCCTTCGCCCGAGGAACCCCGAAACCGCCGCAATCCGGACGCCGCAAAGGCGTCTCGAACAAGCTGACGAAGTCCGCGCGCGATGCCTTCCAGTATGCCTTCGAGAAAACCGGCGGTGCCGCAGGCCTTGCCGACTGGGCGCACACGCACCGCGATGAGTTTTACCGGCTCTACGCGCGTTTGATTCCCACCGAGCTCGTCGGCCCCGGTCCCGACGGCGCGCACGTCGTCAAGAGTATCGTCGATGTCTACGTTAGCGACACTCCCCCCAGCCCGCGCAAGTGAATCCCGCATGGTCTGGCGTGGCAAACACGCCCAGGCTCTGCAAGACGTCACGACGCGCGAGCTCGATATCGAAGGCGCCGTGCGCGCCGGGAAAACGACCCTCTGTCTGCGCCGCGAGTTACGTGCCACCCAACAGCATCCGGGCATCCATCTGTTGCTCGCGCGCTGGACCGATACCGGCGTCTATGGCCTTCTGCTGCCGCTCTGGCGTCAGATGTGCGAAGCGGCCGGCGTCAGCCTGAAGTGGCACGCCGACGAAGAATACGACGCGCTGGCGAATGGCAGTCGCGTCTATGTGCGCGGCCTGAAGTCCCAGGACCAGACGCTCCGCTACAGCAAGTTTCGCGGCTTGACGCTCGCGCGCGTCTATGTCGATCAGGCCGAAGAAATCCCGCACGATGTGTATCTCGAGCTCGCCGGCCGGCTCAGTCAACCTGGCTTTCCGCACGCCATCACGATTAGTCCACAGTCGGTGGAAGAGGACCACTGGATCGCGAAAGAGTTTCCGGAGGACCACAGTAAACCGGCGCGGAGGTATATCGCGCTGAGTGTCTACGACAACGCGCATAACCTGTCGCCGGAAGTCGTGCCGGCGCTCGAGCGGCTCTATCCGCCCGACCATCCGAAGCACCGGACGTTGCTGCTCGGGTTGCGCGGCATGAACGTCATCGGCGAGCCGGTCTACAAAGGCGCGTTTCGGCGCGAGTGGCACGAACAGCCCGTGGCCTACGATCCACGCCTCCCGCTCGAGATGGGGCTGGACTTCGGCAAACGGCATCCGTGCATGGTGTGGCGGCAAGTGTCGGCGCTCGGCCAAGTGCGCTATCTCGGTGGGATTCTCGGCCAGGACCTGTATCTCGACGATTTTCTGAGTATCGCGCTGCAGCATCAGGCCGACTGGTTTCCCAAGCCCTCAAATCTGCGGCAGTGCTGTGATCCGGCGGGTGCGGCCGATACGTCGCACGGGACCGAAGGCGCGGTCAAGATCCTGCGCGAGCGCGGCATCAAAGCCGAGTATGTGGCTGACAGTAACTCGCCAGCGGTGCGGCTCGCGTGTGTTGAGCGGATTGCGGCGCAGATGCGCAAGCGCGCGGCGGATGGCAGCGAAGGGCTGGTCGTGAACGCAGACCCGGAGCGGTGGCGGCGGATCAGCGCGGAAGCGGATGTCTCGGACCGCTTTCTCGCGGGGGGGTTCGAAGCGGGGTATGTCTGGGATGCGCACTTGGTCTCGGTGAATAACAAGCCGGTCCGCAAGCCAAAACGCGATGGGTGGTATGAACATGGACAGGCGTGTGCGGAGTACC